CAGACTGTTATCACGCAGAGGCGCAAAGGGCGCAAAGGTCAGATGGTAGCCGTGCTCTATGCGCAAGAGATTGATCGGATCGCGGACGAGACGGAGGCGCTGGTCCGGGCGACGCTGCGCCGGGGGATCGCCGCGACCGCCCAGCTCGCCGACCAGGTCCTGGAGCTAGTGCGCGGCATGGTGATCCTGGAATCCGTGGGTCCGACGCTGGAAGGGATAGCGGCCGATCCGCCCAGGGATGCGGCCCTGCTTTCCGCGCTCGTGGCTGGCATGATCACGGGCGATCTCCTGGGCCGGGCCCAGGTCGTCCGCGAAGTCGAATCCCAGGGATTCGACCTTACCAAGCCGCTGGAATCGGCTTTCGCGGATTCCGGTCTCGGCTCTCGGTTCGCGGCTCTCGGCTCTCTTGAGTTCGAGCCCTTGGACCCCGTCGAGGCCATCGCGCTGTTCCGCGACAAGGTCCCCATGACCAGCCAGGCCTTCAGCCAGCTCACCGAGGCGTACCGGGCGCGGGCCTTCACGATCGCCGGGCAGGAGACGGCGCGGGCCGTGGCCGTTGTCCAGGGCTGGCTGGACCAGGTCCTGGCGCGCGGCCTGACGATGCGCGACTTCCTCGCCGGCCTCCAGGAGGCCGCCGACGCCGGCGGCATCACCGCGGTCAACCCGTACCACGCCGAGACGGTCTTCCGGACCAACGTCCAGACGGCATACAACGCGGGCCGCTGGGAGATGTACCACGCGCCCGAGGTGGCCGAGGCCTTCCCCTATTTTCAATACCACACGGTCGGGGACGACCGTGTGCGGCCGGCGCACGCCGCCATGGACGGCTTCATCGCCCGCCGCGACGATCCGGTCTGGGAGGAATGGTGGCCGCCGAACGGGTTCAACTGCGCGAAAGCCGGCACACTGGTAATAACGGCCCTCGGACTCATTCCCATCGAGGACGTCAGATATGGAGATGTCGTCCTGACCCACCGCAGACGTTGGTGTCAGGTGATTGAGCTTCACAGAAATTATTTTGTAGGGAATCTCGTGCGGTTAACGCTTGAAGATGGCCGGCAGGTCGACGTAACACCCAATCACGAATTCTTCACGGAGTTTGGCTGGATTCCCGCGGCGGCCCTCGATCGCATCGATGAGCTTCCCGATTTTCTCCCAGCGCGGGTCGCGACTTCGGCCCGGACGGTGATCTCCGGTCACCCAGCGCATAGGGAGATAGAGCATCGTCACTCCCTGCCGTTCAATGTACTCATGCCGCCACCAGCTCGGCGGGCGGGAAGACTTGAAGAGCTGGACCCCGACATTCGAGGCAGGAAAGTAGAAGCTGATCCAGTAGGGATGAATCGGGTAGTCGAAGAGGACCTCGAATCCGCGCCGGTTGACCATGCGGAAGAACGCCCCTTCTCCCCGAGTCATGGGTCGCCTGGCGTTCGGATGCTTCATCGGCTCTTGGCGATAAAGCGAGATATGGGCGAGGGAATTCTTGTACCGAACATCGGTATGCCTCGCGCTGGTGGTCCTCCTCAGCTTTCGGGCCGTGCTGGCGATACCGGAATGCGTGCCTTTCGTCAATCCGGTTGCCCAATGCCCATTCGCGCGGGGCGGACCGTCTCTTCGGTAGGGCCGACGTCGGTAGATATCCATAACCCGACCGCGCATGGCGAGAGACTGGCGACGCCTTCGCTCCGGGTTGTCGATCCACTACGAGGCCACAGCATCGGAACCGTGCCGGATGGCTATTCCGTAGAGGCGGAGCAGTCGCGGGACCGTTCGATGGGGGTCGATTCCCAGCCGCGCGCCGATCTCTCGACAGCTGAGGAAATCTCCGAGGTACGCCCTGCGAAGCCAAGCCTCCAAGGTTTCGCCGAGTTTCTGCTCGAGCCGAGCTATCAATCGTGCACGTTGCAGTTGCATGGTGAGAGCATATTGAAGCCCGGACGACCTGTCAAGATCAAATCCATTAGCCATGTCTGGCACGAGGGAATTGTTTACAACCTCGGGGTCGAATACGATTCCAGTTACTGCATGGAAGGACTCCCCGTGCACAATTGCCGGTGCACGGTGACGGCGATTTCGATTGAGGAAACCGAAGCGAAGGGGATTCAGCCGAGCCGCCGCGCGGTGCCGCAGCCGGATCCGGGGTTTGCCGGGAACGCGGCGAAGGATATCAGGGCGGTCTAATGACGACAGCGATAGCGACAGCGACAGGGTCCGGATCTGAATCGCTGTCCCTGTCCCTGTCCCTGTCGAGGAGACTCTGATGGGCAGACAATATCGCGAGGCCAATCCGAAAAAGTGGCTGGGCCAGCCGGCGACGGCGCAGGGGGTGGTCCCCGCCTCGGCGGGTTTCATTCCCACGACCCAGCCGCTGCTCTTCGCGGCCTGGCTTCAGAACCGCGGCGCGGGTGCCGTGGCCGTCGCCCTGGTGGCCCTGATCCCCGACAGCAAGTGGGAGGCCGGCCAGTGGGTCAACGCGACCACGACCTACACGGCGGACACGGTCGACGCCCAGGACGCCGACACCAACGATTTCGCCCTGGAGACGACAACCGTCAATGACGGCCACGTCATCGGCGCTGACGAGAAATTCGGGGCCATCGGCTACGACATCTCGACCGCCAGCATCGGGGCCGGCCAGGTCCATGTGGTTGAATATTGGAACGGCTCCGCCTGGACCGCGATCGCCGCGACCGGAATGCTGGTCGATATCCCCCGCGCCGCGGGCGTGACCTGGACGATCAACGAGTTCCTGGTCCTCTTCGATCCCAAGACCGACTGGGCCAAGGGGGGATCCGGCACGGGCGTCAACCAGGCCCGCTACAACCTGCGGATCCTGGCGACCACCGCGCCGACCACGGCGGGGCTGGCCAAGCGGATCTACATCGGCCAGGTGCTCGCCTCGCAGGATGCCCTGGGGGCGAACCTGGAATTCACGCGGGACTGGCAGCCGACCGGCCTGATCCTGCCAGAGTGGGTCGCGGCCATCGGCTCCGCCTTCGGCACCGCGGATGAAAGCAACACGCTGGAGCTGGTGAGATCGTAAAGACGACAGCGACAGGGATAGGGACAGCGAGCAGTGCCCAAAGAATACCTCGACTGCGTGGCGGCGCTGAAGGCCGATGGCAAGACTGAGGACGACGCGCAGCGGATTTGCGCGATCGCCTTCCACAAGCGCCACGGGATGACGCCGCAGGAAGCGGAGGACAACAGCATGAAGATGGCGGAGCGGGTCAAGCGGGGGTGGATCCCGGTCTTCCGGACAGGGACGCACACCGACATGAGCGGGCGGGCATGGACCTTTAGCGGGCCTGACCTGGATAGCATTGTCGAGTGCTATTCGCCGGGCAAGCATGAAGCCCCTGCTGTCATCGGCCATCCCGCGAATGATCAGCCGGCGTATGCCTGGGCGCGCCAGCTTGCCCGGGATGGCGAGGTCCTGTGGGTGGAGCTGCGCGCCGTCGCCGCGGAGTTCGCCGACTGGGTGCGCCAGGGCTTCTACAAGAAGATCTCGATCGCCTTGTATCACCCGGAAGAGCCAGGGAATCCGGTCCCCGGGCGTTGGTATCTCCGTCACATAGGCTTCCTGGGCGCGGCGCCGCCCGCGGTCAAGGGTTTGCCGCCCGTCCAGCTTGCCGACAAAAAGGCGATCTGTTTCGAGGACGCGATGCCGCTCCAGGCCGAGCTGGCAGTGAACGAGGAGCTGGGGCGGCTGGAAGAGCTGCTGCGTCTGTTCTGGGACCACGTCTGGTACATCCGCTACGGGGCGGAGACGCCGGACAAAAAGGCCGCCATCCAGGCGAAAGTCCAGGAGCTGGGCACCGCCATCGACGGCCTCAACTTCAGCGAGTCCCGCACGCCGCGGGACGAGGAGGAGAACCCCATGGAGAAGAAGACCTTCATGGAGTGGCTCCGGGACGGCTTGCGGGAGGTGAACCTCCTGCCCGCGGCGCCGGCCCCGGTGACCACCCAGGTCGCGCAATTCACCGAGGCCCAGGTCCTGGAGCGCGAGGCGGCCGCGGCCGCCCGCGCGCGGGAGGACGAGCAGCGCAAAGCGCAGAGCGCCAAGCGCCAGGCAGAGGTTCGGGGCAAGATTAGGGTGTTCGTTGAGGCCGGGATCAAGGCCGGGACGTTCCTGCCGGCCTGGAAAGAGCAGGGGATCCCGGCGGTCCTCGAGCAGCTCCTGCTCCAGGATCCGATGGAATTCGCCGAAGGGAAGAAGCAGAACCCCGGCGAGATCCTGCTGGCCTTCTTCGGCGAGCTGCCCAAGGTGGTGACGCTCCAGGAGATCGCCGGCCGGAAGAAGGACGATCCCGCCCTCGGCGCCGGATCCGCCGGCGAGAAGCTGGACGCCCTGGTCCGGCAGCACATGATGGACCACAAGACGAACTACAACGTGGCCTTCGTGGAAGTCCAGAAGGCCCATCCCGATCTGGCGAAGGAATACGCGGCAGAGGTCCTGCCGCCCAGCCAGATCCGGCCGACGCGCTGACAGAGGGATCCGAGACCGGAATCTGCGAAATCTGTGTAATCTGCGGATAAAGGAGGTCCGAGCATGGCAACGGAGAACAAGGTCATCGATCTGGGGCTGATCGCCGACGAGGACCTGAGCAATGACCAGTACCGCATCGTGGTGCTGGACACGACCTCGGTCCGGGTCCGCCGCCCGAACGCCGCGACCGATATCCCCCTCGGCGTCCTGCAGAACGCCCCCGCCGCGGCCGGCGATCCCGCGACGGTGCGCCCCCTGGGCTGCGGCGGGACCAGCAAGGTGCAGCTCGGCGCCACCCTCACGGGCGGCGCGATCATCCAGTGCGAATACGTGAGCGCCACCGACGCGGGCAAGGCGATCGCCGCGGTGGCCACCGGGTACCCGGCCGGTCTGCTGCTCAGCGGCGGGGCCGAGGACGAGCTAGCCGAGGTGCTGCTCACCCCGATCACGGTCAAGGCGTAGTTCTGAGAGCCGAGAGCCTAGAGCCGAGAGGCTAGGGCCGGCAGAAGAAAGGAGCAATCGGATGCCGCAGCCAGACAGCAAGGCCCTGGTGACCCAGGGCCCGCTGGCCAATGCCAGCGTGCAGTACCGGAACCAGGACTACGTCGCGGATCGGGTCCTGCCGATCATCGACACCGACGATCCGAAAACCAAGGTGACCCGCTATGTCAAGGGCGCCTGGTTCCGGGACGAGGCCGGGATCCGCGCCCCCGGCCAGCAGGCCAAGCGCGGCGGCTACGTCGTGGACACGGTGGCCATCGCGACGGCCGAGTACGCCTACGCCAAGGAAGTCACGGACGAGGATCGCCGTTTCGCCAATTCCACCTTCGGCCCGGTGCTCACACCGGACATGGACGCCGTGGAATTCTGCGCGGACAAGATCGACCTGTCCAAAGAG